CGACTGCATGTTGGCGACAATGCGGTTGATGAAAGGCAGCTGGAACTCCTGGGCCAGAACCGAATAGACACCACCAAGGGCATCCTCCAGTTCACGGGCAATCAGCTGCACTTCGGTGGCGGTGACACGTTCAGCGTCCCGCTGGATGGAGGCGTTCATCAGGAACGCTTGGTTGAGACGGGCCTCAAGTTTCTGTGACACAGCTTCCACGATTCGGAAGTCTGGGAACTTATCGAGACCGAGCATGGAAATGTCTTCCTCACGGCCAGGAACGAAGTCGCCACTCTCGGCTTCTGAGAGAATCTTCGACCGCGTCTGACCATTCGGAGCGACAAGCCAGAGAATCTTGGAGGCGTTGGCTGCGAAGCGGATGATGGACTTAGTGGCTCCCTCGAAAGAGCGAAGGTCACCAATGTGTTCATCCACCAAGCCACGGCCATAGTCTTCTCCGGGGATGGCTGTCCACCTCAACGCCATGAACCCAGGCTTGTCCAGGGGATATTTACCTCTGGAGCCGGGAACGAGGATGTCGTTGATTTCTTGGTAGACGTGCCACTTGTCGTCCTTGCGGTGGAACCGGGTGTAGACCTCGCAGTCTTTCCTCCCGTCCTCATTGACCTGGATGTCACAGGCCTGGACGATTTCGTCATCCAGAGTCTCCGGGTCCACTTTCTCCCGGATCACCATGTTCATCAGGTTACCGGCGCGGTCCCGTTGGACAACGTAATGGTCGAGAGGGTAGACCTTGAGCTGGTTGTCGCTGCTGAGTTGGTAGGCGACATTACCCACGGCAATCAGGTGGCGGGTAATTTCGTACACTCCGGGGCGATACCCGTTGGTCTCGATATGACTGAGGACACGCTGTTCCAAGCGGCTCAGACGTTTCTGCGTCTTTGAACGGGCTTGACGGTCTTCCCGTTCGTACTCCTTCAAGACTTCCTCGTCGGGTTCAAACTTGAAGGCAGGCTGATTCGGTGGCAGTAGAGCCAGAAGCATCTTGGATGCAAGGTTGTTCACGCCACGGGCACCTAGCCCTTGGTACGGCGTAGGCAATGAGTCAGTCTCATCATGACCTTCGGGCGGCAGGAGGCCCGGAATGGTTAGCTGGGCACAATCACGGGCGCGTTTCATCACGCTCGACCGGGCCATGTTCAACTTTTCCCATTGTGCCTTGAGGGTCTCAGCCATTAGACGGCCAAGCCCCCTCCTTTCTTCTTAGCTCCAGAGTTGAGCCCAATCTGGAGACCCTGGGTTCCTCGTTTGTTGGCATCAGCCATCGACTTCTCTTCCTCCTCTTCGGTGATGAGAAGTTCGTTTTCCTCTTGAGGTTCCTCAGGTTCAGGGACGTTCACGTCCGAGGACATGCACATCTAGGATTGAATCCTCCGGGTCAAGTTCGTTGGATTCCGCAAGTTCAATCTTCAGCCGGTCCACCAAAGCTCTCATGCCAGCGCGATGGAAAATCGAACGCTCTGACTCATTGAGTTTGGGTGGATCAAAGACGACTTCCTCGTCCAGCTGCTTGATGAGGTCTCGGGAATACAGGGGAATTTTTGATTCAGACATAAGAAAAAACGGCCCCACTGTGGTGAGGCCTTAGGTTGCAACTTAGAGGGGTAACTTAATGTGGAATACTTCGGATTCTTCCGTCTTCTTCCACCGATGGTGTAGACCCAAAAATCATCACCGAACGGGACATGCTCCGTTGGCACATCCATCGTCGATTGGGCCATCCAGTGAACTGGCATCATCCAGGTTGATGTCCTTGAGCTGGGACACGTAAGCGTTGAACTCCTCCTCGGTTACGACCTCCTGGGGCAGATACAGGTAGCCCAGGTCTTTGGCCGTCTTGGAGGCGTCCGTCCGGTACAGGAAAGACACACCCACGTATGAGTCCCAATTCTCCATCAGCCAGTCGATGATTGCCGGGACTTCGCTGGGGTCATAGTAGATGGTCACGGACGTGTTCTGCTGGGTCCAGTTCTGCTGGAGCATCTTGTACCGCTCAAGCTGGGAGATGGCGGATTCAGCATTGATTTCCTTGCCGTTCTCGTCGGTGTCGAACCGGACATCGTTGAACTCAGAGGGCAGGGTAATCAACACGGATTCCGGCTCACCCGGCTTGTCGAACACCCGGTAACCAGCCTTCCGGGCCTGATCCACCAGAGGGTCTTGCCGTGGGAAGGTCACGTTGTTGAACACGTACCGGCCAATCGGACGGTGACCGCCTTCGGTGGTGTCCATGATTTTACTCAGGGTGCCGGACGGCTTGATGGTGGTGACGTTCTTAGGACGCGGCTTGCCCAAAGCATCAGCCATGCTGTACGCAGCCGTGGTGGCCACACGCTCCAGGGACCGGAAGTCGTACTCGTCCATGTCCTCCCGGCGAACAATACCGGTCAGGCCTACACCGCACAGACGGAGGAACTCATTGTTCAGGTGCCAGGATTCCTGGAGAACACCATCCCGCAGGTTCACGCAGGTCTGGCGGTAGTTTGCACGGGCGGCAATATGGATGGCTTCCTTGAGTCCTTGCATGTCGTCTTTGAACTTGGCGACATCGACTTCCACAAGGTTACAGAAGCCCTTGTTGCCCAGCAGAATCTCGGCACAGGGGTTCACACCCTTGAACCAAGGAGCCCGCTTCAGTGCAGTCTCAGCGTTGATGAACCCAGGCTCTGAACCACCGGCTTCCTGCATGATGGCGAAGATTTCTTCAAGCTGGGCTCGGGTCGGCTTGGAGTAGAACACCAGTGAGTTGTTGGACTGAGTCCGATGGTGGTGGTTGTTGTCGGAGCCACAGTCATCACAGACACCGGACATGGTGTTGTGGGAACCGCAGTCCAGACAGACCCAATAGTCCTTCTTGGCGCGGGCAAACTCTCGCCACTCCGGGTCGCCGTACTCCATGAGGGCAATCTGTGCAGAGCGGCGGGAACTCAGGACGGTGCCCATCAGGTTGACGATGTCCAGGATGTCCATGGAAGTCAGGAGACACCCGGCCCGTTTGTTCATGACGCGGGCGATTTTCTTGTAGGCGGCTGCTAACTGCCGGTCGCCGGAGCAGATCCAGCCGTAGCCTTTGAGTCGTTTCCCGGCAGGCCGAATCTGTGATAAATCGACAATGAGCTTGTTCGCGGGGTACTTACCAGCAAGTAGCTTCCCGAGCGACTTTGCCCATGCTTCCGCCGAGTCGCCCACAGTAATACGCCAGGTCTTTGTCTCCTCATCGAATTCCTCGCTGTTGAACTCTTGACCACCTTTGTCCGTCCGTTCGGAGCGGATGATTTCCACTTCCGGGATGCGCTGGGCAAAGCCAGTGAGGGTGCCTCGGGTGGGCGTGAAGCCGGTGCCGCAGCCTTGCAGCAACAACCAGAACAGGTCGACGTTGTCGTAGACAGTCTCGATATTGGAGTGAGCGCAGTTGAACTGCGAGGCCTCACGGGTCTTGGCGACCTCGGTGCCGCCCAGCCACAGGGTACGGCCTGAAACGGAAATCTTACGGTCGAGCATCAGCTCACGGAGTTCTTCCAGCTCGGCTTCTTCGGTGAAGGAAAGCGGGCCACTTCCAATGGCGCGTTCCCATAACCAGCGTTGATGCTCGATGACCCGGTCAACGGTCTGTTCCCAGGTCTCAAATTCAGTCCCGTCCTCATCAAGCGGACGGTTATATGTCCTTCGGGTAATCAGTTGTGCGCGGAAGGAAGGCGCTTGTGTCAATTCTGGTTCTCCTTGTGTTCTCGCAAGTAGTGGATGATGGATTCGGCATGGACCAGGAGACCCCCGTTGTCTTTCTCCAGCGTGGGTACTGACCGGACTTCCGGCGGGAAACGGGTCGTGTCGTCAACGACCTCCACGAGTTCAGCCATACCTTCGGCTTCAATCACTCGCTTCACTTGACGACACGGACCACAGGAGGGAAGTGTGTAGAGCTTCACGGGACTCAGAACCGTTCGTCTTCATCCAGTGATTCGGAGGCTTCACGGTCAGCGCACTCGGCTTGCAGGACGGCATAGCCAACGCCATCCAGGTAGTCGTCCCGGTTGTACTCACCGGAGCGGGCGCGGGAGTCTTTGAGGTAGCGCATGAACAGCCAGCCTTCTTCCTCGGTGAGGTCGTGGTCTGTCATGGCATTGAAGGCGCGAATGGCACGGGCCATCGAACGCTCCTGGCCATCGTCACGGGACTTACCACGGTCAATGAGAGTTTCACCTGCAGCGCGGAGGAAGTCCCCAGCGGTCATCGGCTCGTCGTCATCCAAGGGGATTTCATTGCAGGGGTTATCAGGCAGTTCCTCCTCTTCGTCATCGGAGAGAAGGTCGCTGATGAACTCGTCCAGCTCGTCCTCATCCAATGATTCCAGGAGACTGGCCCCATACTGAGCCGGTTCCTTCGGTTTCTCTTCTGTCCACATCAAGGAAAGCTGGGCCTCGCCCACTGTGAAGACATCACCAGTCGTGTCGTTGGTGATTTCAACCAGGGGCAGGAGAGGGTGCCGGTCTGAGACCCGGAACACTTGGCCGCGAACCTTGGAGTGATGCTCCATGGGGACGTGGTCGTAGGTTTTGAAACGGACGCGGTCGTTTACCTGGAAGGTGGTTGCCATAACTTCACTTTCCTCTTCTTGAAATTCCAATCGGTGTTTCGGCAGATACGGGCCACACGCGCCTGAATGAGCGCGTCAGCTTCTGTCAGCCCTTTCTTTTCGTAGGCGTCGACTACTCGGTCCCACATTTCGGAAACGTCCTCAGCGCCCGCGAGAATGGCTTGTGCGCGCTTCTCTCCAACGCCGGGACATCCCTTGTAGTTGTCCACGGAATCCCCGGTGAGGGTCTGGAACATGTGGTAGTAGTCGGCTTCTTGGTGGTAGATGAGCCGTGGGACTTCGTCCTCGTTGGGATTGAGGAACCACCCAGGAATGGTCTGCATGTCCTTGTCGATGGACAGGATGATTTTCTTTCCTGGGATGATTTTCTTGGAGGTACTGAGGATGCCCATGACATCGTCAGCCTCCAGGCGGGGGCGTTCTATTGTTTCGTAGTACTCACGCAGGAGGTCCACAATGTATTGCTTGAGGAGAGGGCTCCTGGCGTTCGTCCGGTTGGCCTTGTAGCTGGGCAGAATGTCGAGCCGGAAGTTCTCGTCATCACTGAGCGCGACAACGACTCGGTCAGCCTTGGTGACTTCAACCCATTTGTGAATAAAGCCATGGACTTTCTGGTCGGCTTTCTGTTCGTCGGTGTGGTGGATGACTCCGGTGTCTCCGAAGTCCAGCTCCCATTCGGCGGAGAAGCCAAAGCGGTACTTGAGAACGTCCCCGTCAACCAACAGGGTGGTGGTGGGCATTAACTATTGGTTTACCAGATGGCAGATGCGGTAGAACGGCTCGTCTTCTTCACGCTCAATGGTGGTGACCTCTTTGTCCGGCCACTGACGTTCGGCCCAGCTCTCTGGTGTTCCTGGTTCCTCGGCTTTAACGGTGCCCTCGTACACGGAGACGCACTTGGCCGGGGGCTCCGGTTCGCTACTGGCATTGGCCGAGTTACTTGCCGCTGCTGCACTTGCGGCCACAGCAGCCATCACAGCCGCATTTGTTGCCATGAAAGTCGCTGCGGTGGATGCGGCGAAACGAGCATTGGCGCTCATCGGTAGGGTGATTGCGATGCAGAATAGCCAAAAGTATTTCATTAGATTCCTCCTCCAAAGTCTCCACCGCCTGTAGAACCACCGCCGCCGAAGGACGAACCGGTGCCGATGCTTGATGAACTACCGGTGTCCATCAGGAGAGAAGTGGCGACAGCGGTGGTCATAATGTCGCTGTCATCGTTGGAATGCGGTCGGCTCGGGGTTATGCCGGTACGGCCAGCCCGAGGTGGAACCGGGGGTGCCGGGATGTCGATACGGCGCTTGGTCCTCTTGTGGGTTCCCATGCGGAGGGCAGCTACGATGATCCCGACACCAAGGGCGAAGAGGCCCGCCAGTAAAAGGACCGTGATAAGAAAGGCGGCGGTGTTTCTCATCGGTTGTCTCCTGATCCAGCCAAGACCCCACGCTCGGCGCGGTCCTTCAGTTTTGCGATGTTGCCCCGGAGGATGGTCTCCAGGTCCAGCTCCATGTGGTTGGCGATTTCGGACAGGGGATACAGAACGTCCCCCATTTCCTTCGCCACTTCCTGAA